TATCAGAAAATCTTCTCTAACTTGTTGATTATGTTGGCCCTCTTGTCGCGGGCGTGTTTTTCACCAGGATCAAAGTTACCCCACTTCTGTTTTACATTGATTTCAGCAAGGCGAGTGCGTTGGACATCGTACTTCTTTCCCACCCGAGCTATGGGTCCGAGGTGTTTGCAATGAAGCAACCAGCACGTTGGTACCGTGAACCTATGGTTCTTATTATCTATTAGATACCGTTCACCCAACTTAGGAGTCACATGGCACTGATGGGCGCCAGGAGCAAACTCCAGCTTGGTGATTCGCTTTGGCGCAAACAGAATCGGCTTGGAGTACCATCTGTCATCTCTGGCTCCATGGATTACCTCATCATAAATCTGACCCGAGCCCGTGGGAAAGTTTTCCGAATACATTTCGTAGCCATACGGTTGGACGATATGAACATTGTTGCGGTCGTATTCCTCCAATGTCTTGGTAACACCATTCGGAAAGTAGATCAGTTCATCGGCATCCGCAGTAATGACCCAATCGGCATCGGTTCCAATCCATGCTGTGCCTTTGAGTTCACGGCTTAGATCGTCATTGAGCACGCCGCCCGTATCCCAATCACGTACCTCGGCACCATACTCCTTACAGATTTCTCTCGTTCTATCCGTGCTAAAGGAGTCATGAACTATGATTCGAGTCGCAAATTGGGAGTAATGCCTTAACGTGTAGGGCAGAATATCCTCCTCATTGTAGGTAAGGATATGAACCTGAATCTTCATTCTTTAATCTTCTTGAGAGCGACCTGGTAACCACGACCCGGAAGAAGTTCCATTTCCTTGGCATAGCAATTGATGAAAGCATCAACTGCCATCTTGGGGCGGTCAATCTCCTTTGGCAATGCCGTCCATTGATAGTCGTCAAAAATCATGATACCGCCGACCTTGAGCAGCTCGAAACCAATGACGGCATCACGGAGACAACCACGCGCCGAATGGTCGGCATCGACATAGAGGAAGTCAAAGGTACCGGAACCCACACTCGTCACAGATAACATCTGTTTGTGGGACATGTTCTCGATGAATGCCTTATTGGCGAAACGGGCTAAACGTTCCTCTGCAATCTCATAGTTCCTCGATACATCAATTCCATGAAGATGATGTTCGTCACTACCTTTAAAGGTATCGACGCAATACAGAAAAGAATCTTTATGGGTGCAGATGTTATCCAAAAACCATTCGGCAGAAGAACCCTGGAAGGTTCCAAGCTCCATGCCTTTGCACGGCGTGTCCTTGAGATGGCCGAGCCATTCAATCCAGCGCGGTCCTCTTACAGTTCCTGTTTCCGATTTTGCAATATGTTCCATAGTTTATGTAATTGATGGCCAATAAAAATACTGGCCATCAATGGTTTAAAGAATTACAGAATTATTCTTCAGATTCCGTCTGGTCACCTTCAACGAAGGCATACAGTTTCTTTGCAATCTTCAGAGCATCGCGAACTCGCTTATCCTCTGGGAGTTCATACTCACCTTTATCGTCTGGACGGGCCGCACGCGTGCGCTCGACTTCGTTATAATAAGCAGAGTCGGCCTGACCCATTGCGAGTTGAAGAACCTCGAGACGAATCTCGTAGGCGTTTTTACCACTGTTGTTATTTGACATGATGTTATCCTTTTCTTTGTGTCTGTGTGTGTAAATTCAAGGAGACAGACGTTCCCCTTGAAAAATTATTTATACTTCTTAGAAGGTTTGTTTTTCTTGACTACTTCCTTGTGCTCCTTGGGAATCTTCTTGAAGATGTCGTCCCAGGTTGAATTGAACTCGTCTCGCGATACAGAGAATGGTCGCGGCTTTGATCCTTTGCCATTTGTGTTCATTTTAGTTTCTTACCGTAAAAAGCCCCGACCCTGCGTATTGCGGGCAATAAGTTTTCAAGGTATTTAAGTTCTTGGATATAAACCGGTTTTCCTGATTTCTCTGCTTTCTTACGGAGCTTTCGGACGTCCTCCGACATTAACGTATAATGGTACTGAAGGTCATTTGCCACAATGTGATCGAATACCTCAACCTCAAGCTCCATCTGGAAAACCTTCTTTTTCATAACTTCGTCCATTTTGTACCGAGAAAGAATCGTTGGCATTGTCTACGGAACCAATTCGGTACATGCTTTTTTTCATAGACAAAACAGACTACGAGCCATTCGTCTCCGAAAACATCGCACTTATAGATCGGCTCTTTCTTTTCCCGGAACGTCAACGGTTCAACGGTACTAGTTTTATAGATTAGGGTATTGTCGGCACGAGTCTCAGTCATAGTAGCCGTCCTCTCTAAGTTCTTTTTCAATTTTTTTGTTTTTTTCATTTAGAACTGATATAAAGACAATTAGCACCACTACGGCACAAAGCGCAATAAGACCTCCAATAATGAGAATGCTTTTAATCATTGATAAAATCCACAATTTCTTGGATCATTTCTGGAGTGAGGTCCTGAGCTTCATAACCGTAATACGGCTTGATGTTAAAATACTTTGGAATCGGATCAATGAGGTTAAGAAATTCAATCTTGCTCATATTGTCTCTCCTAGGAAGGTTATCAATAAGGTATGATTGTGCATTTGGAAATCCAGACAGCTCAATTCCTCCGCGGATATGAATGTCGTCCCGATGATAGATTTGTGAATTCTTAAACCCTAATTTAAATACTTCATTCCAGCTTTCCGCATATTCCTGCGTTGCAGCGGTAAGAATGTAACAGGGTGCAATTTCTCTGAGTACCTTTAATAGGTCGAGTGCTCCGGGGCGGAGCACCGCTCTATAGGTATCATTATGGTCAATTTTAATGACCTTGGAACCTTCACGCGGCTCATCATTCCATGGGTCGCAATGAATCAGAGTTTCATCAAGATCAACAAAAATGTATTTAGTTTTAGCCATAAAAGAATACTATATTACTTATCCAAATTTGTAAACAAAAAAGGACCCAATGAATTTATTTTTTCATTGGGTCCTTTAAGTGGTGGACCAGACAGGGATCGAACCTGCGACCGTCTGCTTGCAAAGCAGCCTCTCTACCAACTGAGATACTAGCCCGAATTAATTAGAACTTGAGGGTAACAGCCGAACGGAGACCAACCGTGGTCTTATCGAGATTGCCGTCCTGGAGGACAACAAAACCGGCTGATAGGACCTTCCATGAAGCATCAAGTGAACCGCCGTAGTAGGCATTGGTGTATTTGATTTCCTTGACGGTGCGTGGGAAAACATCATTTGCGTCGGTATAACCAGCAAATACTGTACCCGTGAGACCGAAGTCGCCAGCAAACTTGGCAGTTTGTGCAAACTTAGCTTCAACATTGGAGAGGTCGGATTCAACATCATAGCGTCCGGTAACGGTCACTGGACCCTTACCAACGGTAACGAATGGACGGAAGTGTCCATTTGAATCCTTACCCGGACGATTCTTCATTGCATACTCGGTACCAACTTTTACGTCGGCAAGAGTTGAGACGAATGTATAACCGCCAAGGAATTTGAACTGGTAGAAATCGACAGAATCAATACCATTGAGATGGGTATCTGCCGATGCTCCAACATTGAAACTGCCGATTGAGTAGTCGACTGCGGTAACAGCCGAACCCTTCGTATCAGTGACTTTGCCGAAGTCAATTCCTTTTTCTTGGTATCCAACCGAAACCGTGCCGCCAGCAAAGGCAGACGCAACAGCAAGAACCGAGATGAGTGTGAGTTTGATTAGTTTATTCATACGTTATTATTTATATTTCCTATCCAAAGTGGACCGCGTGTAGGGCTCGAACCTACATCTTCAGTTTCGTTCAGGGTGTACTTGACCTGTAACACTGAAATCTTATCCTTTAGACGAACGCGGTTTATGCTTTACTTTGCCGTATTCCATAGCCTCATATTCGATCAATAATAGATCACATCCGATTCGCTACTTAGCCGATGGACTTTATTTAAAGACCGCGGATACGCATAATATCCGCGTGAGGTTCAGTACCTGGAATCTTTTGAGAATGACTGTAAAAGAACTATGATAGAACTATATCTCAACGCCGTCAAAAGTAAACAACAAAGTTCACTTTTTCTGCAATTCAATAAGTCTATCTAAAATGTAAAGAGCCATTTGAAAGTTTCCACAGTCAATGGCCGCAATTAGTTCTTTTTTCAAATTCCACGCCTTTTCAGCATCGGTCCACGCATCCATGCTATATGCAAGAGAGTTTGGCGTCAATGGAGAGTTTCTCGCATACGCATTGGCAACCGTCTTCATGGACGGATTCATTGCCATTGGTTGTATCGGTGCTATCTCCATCTATCTATTTATTATTTTGTAACATTTAGAAGTGGTGCTCATTGTAGGACTCGAACCTACGACCCTCTCGGTGTAAGCGAGATGCTCTAACCAACTGAGCTAAACGAGCAAAATGGTTCACTATGGAACTGGAAGCCGTGTTCCTCCTTTTTGCCGGCATGGCAAACTGCTCTCCGTTGAGCTATTAGTGAAAATGGTGGACCTGAGGGGAGTTGAACCCCTGTGTTCAATAATTTTTCCGATAATTTTCTACAAGCTTAGTACTACTTAACTGTCGCCATGATACCGTAATACTGTATCATGATTGTTTTGGTGAGGATACACATCTTGTACACCACTTCAAGACGGTCTCGCTTTTTATGACGAGTGTAACACTTAGCGAGAATCTGTGTTATCTACTCGATCACAGTTTTTAGGCTGCGAGTGGCATTTCTTCGGCGAAACCGAAGAAATTGCTGAGGGCTTTATTAATGCCGTTTAACTTTTTACCAGTTTTTAAAAGGTATCCGGAGAACCTTGCTTGCTTACTATAAGTCTATTACTGAGTCGAATCCAGTACAGGCCCATAAATTTAAAAGAACGAAATTGGATGCTGGGGATGGAATTGAACCATCAGCTCCGCGTTATGAGCGCGACGAGTTACCGTTACTCTACCCGGCAGGAAAATGAATTTGGGAGGATTAATGATTACCTCCATCGTCCTAGTGTTTTCAGTTATTCAGTCATATGGTGCCGTCGCACCTTAATAGTCCGCTTGTCATTGTATTTCATGCTTACAAGACTATACCTCTGGTTGCTTAGGTTGGCCGACCCAAGTTTTCAGCGTAGTACCTTACCTACTTACACATTGTAGAACTGAGTGATGTTCTTCACACCACCCATGCGTTAGCCCCATTAGAAAGGCTTATTCCGCCACAAAAATTAAAAAAGAACAAAAATTAGTGGGACCGTGGATTAATGCCACGCACCGGTCTGTCCCGTAACCTGCTGGTAGAACTTGTATCCAGCCAAGGCATTGGTTTAAAGAGTGACAATGCTTCCTCTCCAGGGTGTCGGGCAGTTTAAGTGCACCGACAAAATTTCTCTCATTCCGGCAACGTCAGCATACAGTCCCGACCAGTGCCTATTCCACTATTATCGAGATTCTACAACTGTTGCAGACCGTGGTGACAATAGGTTCGTGAAACCAGTTGCAGAATGAGAGTCCAAGGAGATCAAGCCTTGGAAAGTTTTTAGAAAGAACAAAACCGAATTGTAACGAGTGAGCCTCTATTCGTGGCTTTATATAAAAAGTCAAGATTTAAAGAATGCCGTTAGTAAAGTTCCGAAAAAGCAAACAACATTACCAACAAGCAAAGAGATAGAATATTTGTTCCAGCTCCGCATAAAGCCTGGGCGGTCCACGATGACTTTCCAGAAGGTGAATAACCAACCAGCGAAGAACAACAAAGTTAATATTAGTTTCATAAAAGTAATAGTGAAGGGAATTTATAAAGAAAGTCAAGAAAAAATGTCCACGGAGTCGAACCGTTTTTCACATAATATGATTATGGGCCACCACCTTCTAGCTAGAAAGGCTGGACAAAAATGAATCAAGTAGATGTTCGGTGTATTTGTCAATTTCCGCACCGTAGCCAATCAGCCCTAGACATATTAGGCGATTATTTTCATTAAACGGGTATCTACTTGAAATTGAATCAGTGGTGAAGTTGCAGCAATTTATCTTCACTTTACATATACCTGCTTGGATAGTATCCTCACTGAAAATTAGATAGAATCGTATAGGCCGTGAAGATTTCAAGAGTCTTTGGGTCTTGCCATCCGTCGCACCCTGCGAAGTCCAATTAGGCCGAAAGAGCGGCATTTTTGTAACCTCTGATACGATTCTAAAAGTTTTTAAAGAACAAAAATTGGTGGACTTTATCGTTGCCCGACGACGGTGGATTTATACCACAGGCTCCGTACTGATTACCGTTTGCCATTTTTTCAAATTGGTGCCTCCTCCGAGATTCGAACTCGGAACCCACTGATTAAAAGTCAGCAGCTCTGAACCGTTGAGCTAAGGAGGCGTAAATTGTAAATGAACGAAATTAATTATGGTACAATCATACACATATTCATTTAAAAGTAAACAACAAAATGGTGCCCCCGAGGGAATTCGAATCCCTGTATGCACCGTGAAAGGGTGATGTCCTAGGCCACTAGACGACGGGGGCAATAAAAATGTGTTTTAAAAGAACAAAAGTGGTGCCCCGAGAGGGAATCGAACCCCCATTAACCGCTTAGAAGGCGGTGGTCCTATCCGTTGAACGACCGAGGCATTAAAAAGAACTAAAACCGAGACACTTGAAGTGTTGCTCAATTTCATAATACAATCATACATCAATGTCGGTCAAAGTAAAACAAATAATGCAACTTCGACTGTGTTTAAGTTGTTGATGGTCAACAACCGCACAAATTAATGGATAATGACTCTACATTTTTTTGAGGAATCTGATTTTAGAAGTGTGTCCCAGGACTTTCTCCAGCGTTTGTAATTCGTGGGGCAAAAGCTACCCTCTGGAATTTTCTGGTGGGTATCAGATTCAACACTATCCTTCTTCATGGAATCAAACCCCCACATATGAATCTCCGTGTAACCGTTCTGCATTAACCAGAACACTCCACGATGCCCAGTGGATTCACCAGCCCTCAGTTGATGATGCATTACATCTCGAATCTCGGGAGCCGGATTGCATTGAGTCGCAATCTTTTTAATTGCATTCGGGATGATGACGGGAAAATTCAACTTCAGTTTATTGTTATGGATGTGGTTGATCACCACCTTGTCCATAATGAAGGTCGCCTTGAGCGGCAACGCAGGGTCCGACAGGTTACATCCAAAGATGTCACCCTGAGGCGTATTGATAAAATCCTTTCGAGAAGGACCGTTTCCGAGAATATGTGCAATCATAGAGTGGAGCGGAAGAAGGGACTCGAACCCTCAACATCTTCGTTGGCAACGAAGTGCTCGACCATTGAGCTACTTCCGCAAATTGTTTAAGTGGAGCTTCCAATCAGGGTTGAACTGATGACCTCGTCCTTACCAAGAACGTGCTCTACCAGCTGAGCTATGGAAGCGTTTGGTATATGTATACATGATAAATGGTGCCTCAGGTGGGAGTCGAACCCACAAAATTTAGATTCTAAATCTAACACGTATGCCAATTCCGTCACCGAGGCTAAAAAAGTGGTGCTCGGAGAGAGATTCGAACTCTCAGCAGCTACTCCCTCAAAGTAGTGTGTTTACCAATTTCACCATCCGAGCAAAAAGTTATATGGTACCCACGGTGGGAGTCGAACCCACAGTTGAACAGATTTTAAGTCTGTTGTGTCTACCAATTCCACCACGAGGGCATAACATAAAATGGCTCCCCAACTAGGGTTCGAACCTAGACTAGGTGAGTCAAAGTCACCTGTGCTACCATTACACAATCGGGGAAAAGTGGTGGACCCGGTGGGATTTTAACCCACGATCTAGGGATTATGAGTCCCTTGCTTTAGGACGCTAAGCTACAAGTCCTCGAAATTGGCTGGCAAAGTAGGACTCGAACCTACAACCCTCGCATTAACAGTGCGATGCTCTGCCATTGAGCTATATGCCAAAAGTGGTCCGAGCGGCGGGATTTGAACCCACAGTCTTCTGCTCCCAAAGCAGACGCGATAGCCAAGTTACGCTACGCTCGGATGAAATTGGTGGTGCCGGAGGGAGTTGAACCCTCACGCTATTCCGGGTAAGAACCGGATGCCCGTCCACTGTGGCTTCAGCACCGAAAATAATTAACGTCCGACCGATGGGTTTGCACCACGAGAGGTTCCTGAGTCAACTGTACCTCTTTGCTATCGACTTTAACGTATCGGACGTTTAATTCCGGTAATTAATCGGAATCAAAATGGCGGGATGGACGGGACTCGAACCCGCGACCTTCTGCGTGACAGGCAGACGCTCTAAACCAGCTGAGCTACCACCCCTAAAGTTTCACACAGCCATTATTGTCATTGATATAAATCGAGAGGACTACTGTGTATGTTAAATTATTTGAATAGATGTAGCTTTGCTTTATATGACTACACTCCAGCGAGTTTCTTATTTACGCATAAGCTCCAACACGTTTAATGTTTCCCAATAAACGTACTGTTATGAACTCAGAGGCTTTTCGTTACTTCCATGTTTTTCCGCTGACGGTTAGACCCCGTGCTCGTACCGAAGATGGAAACAATCTTCTACATTCCGAGCTGCTATTCAAAATTGGATCCTTCTGCCATACAAGTCTTCCAGAACATTTCCAGAAGATGAATGCACTTGTATGCGTTACACTCTTAAACCCCCTAAAGGAACGCAACCTTTTACACAGGTATAAGATTGCCCAGTTTCTTAGCAACATGGAGCTTTACCTTAGCGCCGGCGAATGTAACGGTCTGCATAAACACAGAAGAAATTAATTTGATAGTTGATTCCGTACCCAAGACTATTAAAGCTGTCCTCATTAAGGGTGTGCTAACTATCAAAATTGGATTGCGGGCTGGACTCGATACCAGCTGACAGCGCCAAATATCCGCGACTCAGCGGGGTCCCTTGCTGCCGTGGACTCGGAAGGCTGCGTGTCCTTCCACGCCGCCGCAAATTGAATGCGATTGTGACCGCTTATCAGGTCACTACAAGCGTGGAGACTAAGATCCCTCTATCGCAAATTGGCACGGACGGAGGGAATCGCACCCTCATAAGGCAGTTTTGGAGACTGCTGCACTACTAATGTACCACGTCCGTAAAAATAAATGGGGCGATCAACGGGGCTCGAACCCGTAACCCCGAAAATCACAATCTCGTGCTCTGGCCAATTGAGCTATGATCGCCGTAAATGGAGCGCCAGACAGGACTCGAACCTGCATGTGTCTGTTTTGCAAACAGAAGTTTAGCCTTTCAACAACACTGGCGCCTAAAATGGTAGTAGCGGTGGGAATTGAACCCACATAAAAGAGCTTATGAAACTCTTGCCTTGACCAATCGACCTCGCTACTATAAATTAATTATTCGGTCGGAACTTCAATCGAAGGTCTTATCGACCCGCGCGGCTCACTACGCCGTCCTACGTCGTTAAGTGTGTACGACAACACGGACTTCTACCGTTAACCGAATAAATTTTTGCTAAGATAAAACATTAGTTACTTCTGTAATTATCCGTTAATCGCTACCCTGATGCGGTAGAGTTTTCACTGACGCCTTACCGTCCCGATATGCAAAAATGGTGGGAGCTTCTGGTAACGATCCAGATTCTTGCCGTCTTCAGCGGCACGTGAGCACCTGCTTCACCAAACTCCCGTAAATAGTTTTGATAGTGTATGGTTGGCTTGCTCAAACACCCTACAAGTGCTTGGCCGGACTTCGAACCCAGTTACACGTCTTCCATATGCCGTAAGTTTTTATAGACGAAAACATACACTATCAAAATTAAAGGTCGAGCCAAGAAAAGTGGCTGTTGGTTATTAGCCAACCGTTTCATCGAATCCTACAGACGCGTTCTTTCGACCTAAAATGGTAGACCCGGAAGGAATCTAACCTTCAATACAAAGTTCGTAGCTTTGCGTGATATACGTTTCACTACGGGTCTATAAAATGAGTAGTACCGATTGTTCCGAGCACGGTTACCTGTTGTTCAACATACTGAATGATAACACCGACTCCTGTTTTACGAACAACTGGATTTCTACTCAAAATGGTGGGCACGCTTGGACTCGAACCAAGGGTTATCCGAAGAGGGGACATTTACAGTGTCCTGCAATAGCCGCTATGCGACGCGCCCAGAAAATTGGTGATGTCTCTCCATCTGTCACTTTGTTAGTCGAGCGTGTACAGTGCTTCTAACATAACGTTTTTGTTTACGTTTAAGATCATTAAAATTGTCATTTGAGTCAACCTCAATTTCGCCAATGACGTGGCGTTTGCAAAATGGATATTGATGAAAGAATAGAGTCGAGCCAACCAACAGGTTCCCGAACATTTAAGTGGTTCTGTCTCTCATCAATAAAATGGAGCGGTATCCGGGTAACGATCCCAGAACTCAAGTTTGGAAAACTCACGTGTATCCATTAACACCTATACCGCAAAAATGGTGGTCCAGGTCGGATTCGAACCAACGACCTATGCGTTATCAACACATTGCTCTAACCAACTGAGCTACTAGACCGAAAATGGCGGAAATAGAAGGATTCGAACCTTCGGGGCTTTTGAGGACCCGAGACTTTAGCAAAGTCTTGCCTTAAACCACTCGGCCATATTTCCTAAATTGGAGGAAGGGGTGGGATTCGAACCCACGGTCGTTTTTAGGCGACTCAAGTTTTCAAGACTAGCGCCTTAAACCACTCAGCCACCCTTCCGTAAAATAACAGTAGTTACATTGGGTTGTAACCTTCCCCAGACTCAACAGGTTTGGAGTTCTTCTGTGGAAGAACTTACTGAAAATGGAGCCCCCGATGGGATTTGAACCCGCAACCGCTTGTTTACAAAACAAGTGCTCTACCATTGAGCTACAAGGGCAAACTAACATCCCACCATGCACCTAGAAGCATTGCTGCTTTCACGGATGAACCCGACATTCAGTGCAGGTAGGAAAAATTGCCCGGCTGTTATTTAAAGACGTCCGGGGCTCGTCTGTTTTTATTTGAAAAAAGAACTAATTTTACCCCTCTCAGCCTTTGCTGGTTTGGATACCCTTTGTCGGTCGTTTGGACTCCTTAAAGCCGGAGTCTGGCAGTGAAATTGAAAGTGATAAAAAAACCTCTGAGCTTTATGGCCCAGAGGTTAAAGATAATTTCGATTTTAGATCGACCTTATTTTTAACCCCTGTAACCTGTTCCGCGTACGGACCAGAACAAGCCACAGCTATGTGGATATTGTTCTGTATTTGATTTAATCTGTACTGAAAGCATTTGAAGTGTTTGTTGATTTATTTATAAGACAATCATACCCTATTTCCATCAAAAGTAAACAACAAAAGCACTTATTTTTAAAGTAATTGAAGCCATCCATTGATCGTCCAAACCTTCAAGACGCCTTCTTCCTCATCATGCCACACCGCCCCGACGATCACATTGGGTGTAACTACAGACGATACCACAGTTAGCTCCGTAGGTTTATCAAGATATGGATTGCTCATTGCCGGTGACAACAACCCCGTCATGGTCCGGGGTATCGCAATCTTTCGTACATCGTATGGACGATCCAGATCTTTATAATACGGATACGATTGAGCACGATAAGAAACCTTAAATTCTGCCGGCGGTGGCTTTGGAAGATGCTTGGCTAGATTGTCAATTAACGAACTCATTGTAGATAAAGATATGGCTTCCATTCCTCGCGGATACCCATATCCTCGGGAATTTGAACACCGATTCGGATACGGTTCTTTGGAACCACTTCCTTACCATTGATGTCGAAGTATGGAAAAATGTTGTCCTTGGCAGCATTACAGTCGCGGCAGGCAAGAACAAGGTTAAACCCGTCATTGGTACCACCCTTTGACTTGGGATGCACGTGATCCTTGGTGGCAACGCAGAAAGGAATCTTTTTGAGGCAGTACTGACAGGTGCCCTTATAGATGCTGTAAAGACTGCGGAGCGACGTTTGCTGACCACGACGAACAGTGTGTCCGAAGTGAGTAGTGCAGACAACGATGGTCGGAATTGCCCATTGCTTTTCTTCACCGCTGATGCGATCGGGAGCCGAACGCAAACAAGGCTGGTTGGCAAACAGTTCTACCGTATTCTTTGCCCACGAATAACCGTCATTGTCTTCGCGCCCTTCCCACGGAATTGTGCTACCGCTGGCATCAATACCATGAGCCCTACCATTCATCATGTGGCGCATGCACGCACGCGCGGTAAAGAAGGCATAGGCTTGGTACGAACCGTCAAGCACCAAGGTGGTACGTGCGGTTACATCGACGGGCGTCAGTACATTATCCTGCAATCGACTTAACAACTGAACAGAATCCTTTTCGTGGTACATTGTATTTGCGAGCATTAGAGTAGGATTCACCATTGAGCACTTGGCAGTGACCAGCGGTTTTATGGTCCCAGATCATGATACCAAAGCGATTGACCTTGGTCTCACGTGGAACGAAGTTGGGGTCGGGTAGAATACCTGACCGAATAAGACTTTGAATGATTTTGTCGTTGGGCATTTTAGAAAGTAGACATACAAACACCCCAAGCTGGCGCGTTTTCATCTTTTTTAAGACCTGGATAACCTGGATAAACAGGATGGGTACGCGCAATTGTATCATAGTTAGCGTACTCAGAATTGTAGACTACTGCTTCGACGTCTCCATGTTTGTCTTTGACAGCATTGAGTTCGTTAATTAATTCGGAGATTTTCATGATTAAGAGAGTAGCAGAGTTTTTATAAATGTAGAGACTTATTTTTCTTTTTGAACAAAATGTTATGAATCGCATTTATGTCGTCGGCTGAAATTTCATCGGTTTTGAGAAATGAGGCGAACACATTTCTGATGTCTCTTTTCATTGCGTCAAGTTCGATCCACTCTGCAATGTCAATGTTTTTTTGATTTGGTTTCATTTTTCAAACTTTGAATTTTTGCCTTCACTTGGTCAATTCTTTTTTTCGTAGCTTCGATTTTTTCTTGGCTTGGGTTTACGTCGGTCAACAGATAACGAAGATTTGTTTCGTTCCAAGTCAATTCAAATTCCGCATTTCTTAAATCGGTGTTGTGTTTCATTTGTAGAATTTATGATTTTCGATTGTTTGTTACTTCTTTTCCTTTTCGAGAATCTCCTTCAATTCCTTGGCGAAATCAAGGACAAAGTATTCATCCAATCCAAGATCGCCCTTACACCAATGATCCCCACCGAGGCGCTTTGCGTGCTTATTGAAAAGCTTATCCACTAGTTCTTGAAATTCGTCGTTGGTCATTATGATATAATCCTACACTAAATTGGCTAAAAGTAAATCAATTAGATTGTCCTAAGTTGTTGATTAGTAATGTCAATGTTTTTTTGTTTTGGTTTCATTAGCTTTCTTCCCATTTGCCAATCGTGCGGAGAAAAGCCTCGGCGCGTTGCGCGGAGGTTGCGAAATGACCGCCATTCCCATCGTCTAGGGCATCAGCGTAATCCCTGCGCTGTTGCGCGCTTCTAAGAACTAAATTCTCCGCCTTGTGCATAGCATTGAGGTCGTTGAGGTAGTTGGGGATGTCATGCTTGAACACTAAAAGCCCACTAGGATTCATAACCCAAGTTTCCCAAGCACGGGAAACCCAGCCTTCTTTCTTGGCTAGGCAGTCGGGGTGATCGTGCATCTTCCATCCACACGCTTCCGCAATGGCTATTCTTTGTTTTTCAGGTTTCATTATGATGTAATCCTACACTAAATTGGCTAAAAGTAAATCAATTAGATTGTCCTAAGTTGTTGATTAGTAATGTTACCATCCAACAATGCAGCTATCATATTGACCAAAATAGAAAACTCTACCAGTGCTGACAAGTGCTGCGGTTCTGGTCGACTTCTTCTTAAAGATGGCGCCGCTGGAAATAAAGTGCTCGCCGATTGTAACGGTACGGAATGTGAGGTTAAGTTTGGTCGTGTTTTTCATTATGATGTAATCCTACACTAAATTGGCTAAAAGTAAATCAATTAGATTGTCCTAAGTTGTTGATTATCACTTGTTATCCAACTTGTTCATGGTCACCCATTTAGCACGGTTGATCATGTAACGGACCCGAAGTTCGTTTTCGGGGGAACCCATAAGATGTTGAACATCAGAGAGAAGGGACATCACAAGGTCCTGAGCCGAGACACGGTATTCCGTGGCTCTTTCGTACCAAACATCAATGTTCGTGACGCCGAACTGTTCCATGTCGGTAACAGTTGATTCATACTTTTTGAAGGTTGGGTTGTTTAACATGCTACCATCCTACAACAAACCTTCAAAAAGTAAATCACTTAGAATTACCTAAGTGATTGACCCTCAACATTAGCTAAAAATAGTGCTTATTTTGCAGTCTTTTTTCGCTTATTTTGAAGGGCTTTCTTCCGTTTATTGAGACGGTTGACCACTTCCTCTCCACCCATCCAAATATCCTTATTGTCCAAAATTGCTTGAATTTCATCGGGATTCAAGAAATTGGAATAGATTTCATTAAGGAGACTCTCCGACCACTTACGTTCGTGTTTAATCTGGTCGATCATCTCTCCGCCCTTACCGATTGTCCCACCGGAATAGTTGTGAAACATAAACATTGAGTGAGCCGAGATTTCAAATTCATCTGCCATAAGAAAAACAATTGTGGCTGCCGACATACAGGCGCCTTCAACGGAGACCATTACGGGAGCCTTACACTCACGAATGACACGCATGAATTGAATTGCCGACCAGAGGTCGCCGCCGCAGGAGTTGATGTAAATCTTGATGAAGTCGTTCGCGGGACAGTGCCGCATCTGGTTGAACCATTCGGTGTATTTCGAGGCTTCTTCGATTTCACCCACAAGATAATACTCATGTAAATGCGCAATGGCTTTATCAGTAAAAGAAGTGGTTTGCTTCTTTTCAACATTTAGCATATCAAGCAATGGATTACCAAGTTTAGGTTCATTCATCATAATGGTTTTATTTATACCCGTCCGAAGATTCTCATCCGAGTGTATTCTGCAATTGTTTCGCGGAGAGGTTTTACCCAGTTATCACGGTGTTCCTTAAATACCCGTGGTTCGTTCTCATCAATGGCCATAATGGTCACAATGTTGGTAATAGGAATCCCAGTGCGCTCCTCGAACATAATCGCGTAGGATGTTTCCTGCATGAAGTAACTGTGGATGTCTTCCTTCTCCTTCACTCTCTTGGATGTTTTAATGTCAATAATCGACAGCACACTATCAAACTCTGCAATAAGATCAACTCTTCCTGCAAGACCCAGATGATCGGAATACAGAGGGCACTCTTGAAGTACTATGTTATTGACTCTCTTCTCGAGGATGGGTTTAATCGTACCAAAGGTATGCCATAGATGCGGCATATATTTCTTTGGGTCCAATGTCTCATTATTCAGATAGCGTTCTGCCATTTTATGGACATCTTCACCGCGAACAGCAGCCCTACGAGAGATACGATTGGCTTCTTCTTCGCCGACACGGTTGCGCCATGCAAGAATGTCATTCTTACTCAGTATCCCAAGGACCGTAGTGACGGATGGGTACTTGGTACCTTTCGGCGTCATGTATGTACGCCCTGTTTCTAAGGTCTCACATACTAGGTCTTTATATCCTAGATCAATGGGTTTATGCGTAAAAATCATTTAGTATCTTCGTATTCTTCGTAGCTCTTGAAGACCTCTTCGGCATCAATGGGACCGCTCAAACGGAAGTCCTCTTCGTCCTCATTCGTATGAGTAGGACGAGCATTTTTCTTTTTGTTCTGGCGACGAAAATTACGATCGAATTTGTCCGATTCGTCAGATTTGCCTTTGTTGTACATATTGCTTATTTTTCTTTGCGAAGGAGTTCTTTTGTCATGATATAGTCTCGTACGATTCCGGATCGCACGATGTCCTGCCAGCCGAACTCGGACTGATGGAAGTATTTCATCTGAGAAATGATTTTCATAAAGTCGACAATACCGCTCTTGTCCTTGGATTTCTCAAGGTCGGATTGGTAATAGTCGCCGCACATAATGAATCGGCAGTCCTCGCCCAAGCGGGTAATGATCGAATCAAGTTCGTGAAATGTGAGGTTCTGCATTTCATCCACAATCACAATAGACTTGCGCAGAGTGATACCACGAACAAATGAGGTTGTGAGGAATTCCACGGTACCCTTGGCCACCAGTTTATTCCATGCCAACTTATCACTAAATAGTTCCGCAAGGATACTAATGTAGGGTGTGAGATATGTTGCTTCCTTTTCGGAACGGTCGCCCGGAAGGAAACCAATGTCACGTGTCGGAACAACCGAACGAACAATAATGATTTTCTCATAGGGAGATTCACCCTTCATTACTTCCTCAAGTGCAAGGTACATTGCCATAAAGGTCTTACCCGTACCCGCTGCACCAGAAAGGCATAGATGATTCTTTTTCTTGTACGCAGCAAACACTTTCTTTTGAGTCAGAGTCAACGGTTCAACAACCCTTAGATTGTTGTAGGAAATCAAAGGAATTACCGTTGACGGTTGTTTGTTTTTCTGTTTGTTTTTCAGTTTGGCCATGAGATTATTTTGTTTTGATGGAATTCTTGCGACCCGAACCCTTCTTAATTCTCTGTTGTATTTCCTTCCAGCCATTTCCGGCACGGTTGTACATATCCTTAAAACCAGAATAGCTCACTTTCACTGCGGTGACTCCGCGGGACACGGCACCAATCTTATGGCAGGATGGGCATTCGGCGGTCGTGGGCTTATCGCGGTCATCAATAGGAGTCATTTGGGTGAACTCGTGTCCACATTCTTTACAGTGATAGTCGTAGTTTGGCATATTAGGTAACAATGAACCATTCTGGAACATTGCGGTTTGACCAGGTCATTTTAAACCGATCCTGCTTGGTCTGATAGAACTCACGGTATGAACGCACGGGATCATCGGGGTGCATACATTGAGGAAAGGATTTCATGGCAAGTTTAAACTGCGTCATGGGACCGCTGGGAATGGAAGTTGGTGGGTCAATAAGGTCTTCGAGTAACAGTTTTTCCGTATTGTGGACCTTGCCGTAACGATGAGTGTATTCGGTGCACAGAGCATCGAAGTGCTGGTGATGCCATTCGTAGTTGGCAATACTTTCCATGGTCCATATTGTGCACGGATGGTGCATATGAACGGCTTTGTAGAACTTGGCGTCTTTTTCTGCATTCGGAAGCAGCCATTCCTTACCCTTGCGCCAACGAGCGGGAAGAGAACCGGCAACATATTTCTTGGTCTCGCGCATTGTACCATCGAGCAAACGATGTGCAGTGCAGAGCATCTGCGCCGATTCGACAATCATTTTGACGACGTGCTTATCGCATTGCAGCTGAGCCGCAATGACAGGGTCACGGTCTAAAACAAAGATATTCATAATGTAGTGTATATCCTATACGGATACGGTCAAATGTAAACCATTAATTATGCCGCTTGCATAATCTCTTCTGATTGGAGAGATTCAATTACTTCCTTGATAAACTGTTGCTTCTTTTGCATACCGGTAATGGATAGGGTATTTCCTTCTTTTTGCAATCTCTGGATATAATAGTCTAGATCAGTATAATCTTGCTTGAGTCTTTCCAGTTGTGAAGCGATCATGTGTTTTTGGTTTGTTTACTACCCGACATGATATAGAAGACGCAATTGCGCCTTTCAAGAAAGTGTTAGAGCTCAATGAGTTTTGGCCAAACTTCTTGGACCAAAGCCTTAGTGAGACCTTTGTATTTGCCCGCAAACTTCTTATCCTTTACGGCAAGCAGAATCTCTGCATCCTTTGGATGGATACCTTCAAGCACTTGAAGAAATATACGTTCACGCTTGACCGGCATTAATTTGTCTCCCTGACCCTTCTTTACAAAGTAGGTCATCATCTTGGTCTGGCGGAGAAGTGATGTCGGAGTGAGACCTTCCTTTGATACATTTGATTTGTATTCGGGGACTCCTGGAGGAAGATTAAATTCAATGAAATCATCATAGGCGGCACGGAGAATATCCCTGAGACCAAGTGAGTCATACTTTTTGAGGACATTAATTTTCTCCACTCTCGTTGGAGCAGCGGCAGCCTTTTCAAGGATTTCGTAGATTTCTAGTTTCATAGTGAATTAAATTCCTCTGCACATTCAATAAGTTGAGTGCATCGTTTTGATATAAGATAGTTTAGGACGTTTGAATTGGGTTTCACCGATTCAAAGGTATTTATAATAAGCGCCTTCTTATCCCGAGGTACTTTGTTTAGGTCAATAAGAGCTTGGTTACGCTGGAAGTTACGGTAGGTCGCTTCGTCCATTACCTTATCAAGGTTATCATAAGAAGCAATCCATTGCTCGATTTTCTTGGTAGAAATAGGCTTCTGACGAATCTTATCGACAAACGTATTGTCGGGAGAAAGGACATTGGGAATACCATCGCCACTGTCTCCACGCATAATATGCTCGTAAAGATAATTAAAAGGCTTGTTTTCCTTCACAAAGGCTTTCGTCATAGGGGAGAATTGACGAACATTGGGGTACCGCTGGAGCTGAATAAAATCCTTGTCGGCAGAAATGATCATGACGGGCCCGCGCTCGAGGTACCAATGATTTTCGGTTAAGGTACCAATGATGTCATCGGCTTCGATATTCTGGATATGAACCACTTTGTAGGGAAGGTGTTCCTTGACCTCGTCACGAACCACACTCAGGATGCGGAAGAATTCATTCCAATCAAGCCCACTGGCGTCACGGCTGGTCTTACGGCTGGCTTTGTATTGCGGAAAGATTTCCTTGCGCCATGAACCACCGTCACACGCAAGAACCATTGTACCGTATTCCTTGCGGTATTTAAGGTTGTACATCCGCAAAGAGTTTAGGATCATGTGGCGTACCATATCCTCGGAGACGGTAACTTTTTGTGCAAAGATGTTGGAAATGGCAATGCCGGAATAGTCGATGAGTATCATTATGAATCAATCATACCATATTACGGCTCCTTGTAAACCATAAAATTCATCTATTTGATGGTTTACATTTAACCTGTAACCGTTATAATGAATCTCTATTCAACTGTATTAACCAATAAGGACTTACGGTACTTTGTGAGTTGAACACGAGTCACTCTTACACGAATCTGGTCATTGTAGTACTCGTCGGAGAGAATGGCATTTCTTTCCACCTGTTCCTTCATTTCTAAATAGGAACACTCGCTCTTGCTGGTGCATAGGTGCAGAATAATCCTACGGAAATTTATTTTGCCTATTTCATCTAAATCCTTTTGAAGTGCATTGCTGGAACCATAATAGGTCTTCCAGTCCGACTCAACAAGGATGCGCTTCTTTTTCTTCTTGACCGTTTTAAAGCCCTTAAAGAAAAAGAGTTTCTTTCCGACGTACTTACGACCATTCACGAGGTTCTCTATTAAATAGACGAACCCGTAAATTTTTTTTGGGTCTAATTCAATTGGTTCAAACGGAGAGTCATGATAAAGCCACATAATGGCTTATTTATCATTCCTCGTCGATGTCGCCTTCTTCGCTGCAATGATTGCCGCACATTGGGCAATACTCGGGATAGTTCTCTACCGAAGTATCCTCCTCACCTTCATCCACATCAGGATCGACAATCTCCTCTATGAATGAAATGGTGGAGGTGCAACCGCAGCAATAGCAATTAATTTGTACTTTAGGCATTAGGCTTCGCAGGACGCGCAGTTAAGTAGGTTACGACCAAGCTCCTGAGCCGGGTGCGTTCCACGTTGGTAATAGAGTGTCTTAATCTTGTTCTCCCAGGCGTAGATCATAAGCTGATTTACTTCCTTCGGAGAGGTCTTTGGATGGACCATAAGGTTCAAGGACTGACCTTGATCAATGTATTTCTGGCGAGCAGAGGCTTGGATAATAATTTCCTTTTGAGAAATCTCACCGAATGTCTTGAAGACTTCTTTTTCCTCATTCGTGAGGAACTTTAGATGAAGTACCGAACCACCATGGGTCAGGATTGACTTCCATGTATCCTCATCGTTTCTATCGTGCTTCTTGAGCACGTCCTTGAGATATGGATTCTTATAGGTAAAGGAACCCTTGGCCAATTTCTTTACGAAGTAATTAGAATTCAATGGCTCAATTGACGGAGAAACCTGACCCAGAATAAAGCTGGATGAAGTGGTCGGAGCCACGGCAAGCGTGGTCACATTACGGCGACCGGTACCCTTCAAGAGTTCCGGCTCACCAAACTTTGCACCAAGCTCCAGAGTGGCTTTATCGGCACGTTCACGAATGACGCGCCAGATGCCCGTATTGAGCAGTTTGGCTTCA